CCAACCCCATCTGTAAACCTTGGTGGAAGTGTGGGAGCAGCTAGTAGCGGCAATACAGTCGCAGGTACCCCAGTATTGAACGTTAAATAGGGTTAACATGACTGATACTACGGCAAAAACCACAAAAACTGGTAGCGCTCAATGGGACCCTATCTTAAAGTCTTTAGGTGTTCCTACAAGTGCCCAGAATTATGGCGTTTTAAACGCTTGGTCACAGGCTGAAGGCCATAACAACTACAATAACCCATTTAACACTACTCTAAAGAACTCTGGTAGTGTTGGGTCATTCAACAGCGTTGGTGTACAAAAGTACAAAGATTACAATTCTGGCGTTCAAGCTACAGTAGACACCCTAAGAAATACCAAAGGTGTTGGTTATGACAAGATTATTGCTGGTCTTAAGTCTAATAACCCAAACGCCGCTATCCAAGCTATTGTAAACAGCTCTTGGTCAGGCTCGTCTCATTATGGTGCTGGTAAAGGCGGAGACTACCGAAACTCTAGTTTATGGAAAGTTTACAGCGGCGGCAAGGCTGGACCGCCACCGATTAACTCATCTACTGATAGTACTGGTGTTTCTAGCAGTAAAAATAGGAAAAAACTGTTTAATACTCAAGCTCCTGCGCCTGCTGCTCCAACAACTGGCCTTTCTGGCAGTTCTCCGTCATTAAATCTATCTCAATTGAACCCTTCTGGTAACATAGGTTCATCAACAAGTGGTTCTTCAGTTGGAATGAGAGTATTTTAATGTCAGAAGTTAAGCGTTTTGGTCCATATAAGGGCTCTGAACAAAATGGTGGACGCCCAATCTACGTTTATAAGAAAAAAGTAGGCGGAAAATGGGTTACAACCTCTAAAAACAAGGCTAGAGCCGATTATGAGTCAAAAAACGGTAAATTATCTAAAAATACCGATGTTGACCATAAAGATAACAACCATAGTAATGATTCTTCTAATAATTTGCGCCCATTAGCACATGGTAAGAACACGGCTAAAGAGAATAAGCGCCGAGCTGGTAAAAAAGAGAACGAGAAGTAAGCCCTGACTATAGGGCTAAATTGCTTTACTATTAAAGAAAACGAATTTAGGAGTTACTATGCCTGGTGGCGAATTACCTGGAATTGGCAGCGAAAGTGGCGGCAATCCTATTGCTGGCATGAGAATGGCTATGAGACTATATGGCTCCCGTAAAGACCGTCGTAAAGGCACGCCTACTACAGAGCAGCAAGCGCACTTTGAAAACATGGCGGAATTAGAGCGTCATAAGTCTCAACTACGTATGACTGAAGAGGCAAATAAAGCTAATATTCGTGATAAAGAGCTAGAGCGCTCAACTACTCATCTTGAGAACAGAATTAGAGCTGCTCGTGGAGCTAGTCAAATTGAGATTAATGGCCATGTTATGGGCGAAGTATTAGTAGATGATAAGGCTCTAGGTCTTAGACTTGGTGGGTACAAGCGTGGAGATATGCCAGCAGCTGCTGAAGGTGCTGAGTCCTCTGAAGGTGCTGCCGCACCAGCTCGTAGAGCTCCTGAGCATGAAGGTACAGAACTTCCGTTCACTAAGGCTAGTGTGCATGCTAATGATAAGCAAGCAGAGCAAAATAGAATAGATGCCAGTTACGGACTTGGCGAAAAGAGTATTACTGATATTGGACACGAAGCTGGCGCGTCTGGACGACTTCAAGAATGGGTAGACGCTAAATACGGTACTGAGGACTAAAAATGCCTAAGCCAAAAAAGGCTCCGCTAAAACCTCAATCAACCCTGGAATCTCAAGCAGTAGCCCGATTTAATCAGAATGAGGCTGAATACGGACGTAATCCTCGTGCTTTTCGTGATGCTATCACAAAAGTAACTGGTGGCGTTCGCGGAGTACCTACTCAAAGTACACAATGGAATAGATGGTCACCATGAGTCGTTCTCATTTTGATGAGGCAGTAGCTGAGCCTATGACTGTAAATGATTCTAGATTTGGTATTAGAGAACTGGTCTATAATAAAAATGAAGAGGCTACAACTTTTTCGTACAGTAGCCCAGGTAAAGGCCCTAACGGGGAACATCAAAATTAATAGGTTTAGGCAGTTGCCTAACAAAAAACTAGATAAACTAGAAAAGTTAGTTCACCCCCTAAACAGTACTGTAATAAATCAGGACTAACAAAAAAATAACTAGTTATTAAGGATAAATCTTATGGCAAGAGACACAGGACCATTAACAAGTAGCTTAGCGGCCACTCTGTTCAATGACCCAGCAAGAACATTTACTTTGACAGATGCTGTTGCTACAGCCTCTTCAGGTATCATCACTTACACCGCGACTGTTGGTTCTGCCGACCTTCGTAAAATTCTTACTCCAGGTTCTACTGTAGTAATCACAGGCTTTTCTGCCGCTGACCTAAACTTCGATGATGGTAACAACCGTGCAATTGGTACAGTGGGTACTCTCGCAAGTACTTCAAAGACTCGTGCAACTATTGCATCTGTACCATCAGCTAGCACATTCACTGTAGTTAGCCCAGTAGCTATTTCAGATAGAACGGTTTCTAGCGCTACAGGTACTCTATTCCAGGATACTGCAGTTGCTAATAACCCGTTTGACAATGTAGCTGGAACAACTACAACAGGCACATGGCTTTCATCTGATTCTGGTAACCAGGTAGTAGCTCGTGAATGGGGTAACACTAACCCAATCCAGCCAGATACTGACCGTCTAGGAACAACTGTTGCTCTTGCAACCTCAGCTCCTCTAGGAAATGGTGCACAAGTAATTTACACAGTATCCAGCCACTCATTCCTTCCTGGCCAGACTGTAAGCATCCAGGGTGTTGTTCCTGATGTATACAACTACGAAAGCATTACAATTGCGGCTACTACAAGCACAACTATTGTTGTTAACGCTACAGCTACTGCACCTGTTACTTCGTACACCAAAGGTAGCATTGTAAATGTTAAAAAACTTGGTGGAACACAGGCTCAGGTTGCATCTGCAACTGGCGCTACTGCAACAGGCTCAGTAAAGGTACTTGCCTTCACTACACAGTTTGAGCACAATTTAAACTCAGGTCAAATTGCATCTATCATAGGTTCAAGCAACAATGAGTACAACGTACAAAACGCTGTTGTTACTACAACTGGTGCAAAGACTTTCACAGTACCTGCTAAAACCTTTACAATCAACAAAGTATCAGGAACTTCAGGCAGTGGCGCAGTAGGCGATGGCACTAACGTGCTTTACTACACAAACGCTCCTCACGGGTACTCTGTTAATGATAAGGTATCTATCTACGGTATGGCTCCAACGGCTTACAACGTAGCTGATGGCTCAGTTATTGCGGCTGGCCTAACTGCAACTTCGTTTGCTATTGCTAATACTGCAACTGCAGCCGTAACTACTCTTGCTGGTACAGCCATCAAGCAGAGCGGTACGTTCAGCACAGATGCTACTACTCCAGTATATGTATCTCTTGGTGACTACGGATGGAACTCAACCTACTCATACCCAAGTGGTACTTTGGTTGCAGGTCTAGACAACCATGACCGTGTTAAGAACTCAGACAGTAGCTACCCAGCGTTTACGCCTGTTTACACTGCTCCATACGTACTAGGTGCTATTCAGACTCCTGAAAACCCACAAGCTGTTCGTGCATTCAAGGCAGCTGGCTTTACTAACGTAAATGCAGCTTACTTCACAACAAGCACTGGTGGTTCAGCTATCAGCCAGGTTGTATACAACGGCTCTACCGCTGTTTACACTGCTACGGCTCACGGCTTGGTACAGGGTCAGGTTGTTAACATCCCTAACGTAACTGGTACAGCTGGAAACGTTACTACGGGTGTTATCAATAACGCTATCATTTCAACCTCTAATACAAATACCTTCACAATTGCTAGCACAGTAGCCTCGGCAACTATCACAGGCCTTACAGGTCAGTGGTTCTCACCTAAGGGTATTGCAATTTCGAGCATCAGTGCTACAGCAACAGCTGCGGCTAGTGTTGTAACAGTTGTTACTTCAACTGCACACGGCTTGAAGGCAAACGATACTGTTGGTATTGCTGGAGGAACTTCAGATGTAAGTTACATTAAGTCTTACGTTCCAAGTTCAACCACATCAACTGGTGTGACAGTAGCATCTATTGTTAGCCCAACATCATTCACGTATGCACTACCAGCAGCAGCTACTTCAGCTTCTCCAACCGTAACAGGTGGTCTGGTAATTGCTTACAACGGTGTTGTAACAGCACAGAGCGTGACAGGTACCACAACTACTCCATCGACAGCGGTTACTATCTCAGCAACCCCTGGTCCAAATGGAACTGGTGGCGGAACTTCACAGAGCAGCTACATCTAATTATTAAATAAGAAAGCGCCCCCTCGGGGGCGCTTTTTTACTTTGCGAACTCTTTAACTATCATATGAATAGATTTAGGTTTAGGCAGGTTCATTTCTTTACGCAGTATAGTTCGCTCTTTTTCATCAGTAGCTCCCCAGATACCGACTACATCATTATTTAATGCATACTTTAGACAGTCAACTACAAAGTGGCAGTCTCTACATATGTCTTTACCTACCGAAGCTTGCTTTTCATAAATAGCTTTACTTTTTTTACTTCCTGTTGCGTGACCTTTTGGAAAAAATATTTCCGAATCTATTGTCATACAAAGCTGAGTTCCATCAAAATGTGGGGCAGTAGCCATTTCCTTCTCCTTAGTGTTACGTACAAACAGTGTACCCACATTGTGTGACATTAAGCAAATTTGTAGAGACATATTTGGATATTTACGGTTTAATTGAATAGTACTTATTTTTACTAACCCCTAAGGTCCAGAGTATGTTAAATAGCGCAGGTGCTTGGTCACAATTTATCGCCGCTTCAATTGAAATTCTTGTATTTTTATGGGCTGGACTTAAAATGCTTAACAAATTTAGTAATCGTTTAGACAAATTAGATGAAATTGATGATAGAATTAAAAAAGTGGAATCACAGTATGTTCCAAACGGCGGGTCTAGTATGCGTGATGCAATAAACCGTATTGAAAAGCATATGGACAAGCTACAAGAACGCTTTGATAACCACATTGACAAGAACAATAACTAGGAGAACCATGTCAAAAGAAAAACTTATCAGTATTGCTCGTCACTATGTATATGCTGCAGCAGCAGCTGTAAGTGCTCAGCTTGCTACTGGAAACACTTCTGGAAAAGACTTATTAATTGCTGCGATTTCAGGCGCATTTGGCCCTATTCTGGCTGCCCTTGACCCAAGAATGATTGCCTATGGCATTGGGTATCTTCCCCCAGTAGTTGGTGGAGTTGCTGAAGCTGTAGTAGCTGAATCTAAAAAAGTTAAAAAGTAACTTAACAAGCTAAGAGCGTCCTACGGGGCGCTCTTTTGCTATTCTATAGATATGAATGTAATTAGACATGTAGCGACCTTTCAGGGCCACCCTGTTCCAGATAGGGTAACCCGCCCTCAAGGCCCCTTCCCCGCAGAGCTTTTTAGACAAGAGCCGATTAACTACGAATACGAACAAGCGTATGCTGAGGATGGCTCTAACTTTGAAATGGGCGCAACAGCTCAAAATAACTTTGAACCCCCAATATGGCTTCGCTGCTATGATTGTCACGCTAGAGTTCGCGAGGATGAGACTGAGCAGCATAAATGCGAGGAGCTATGAGTATGCCTGAACCTAGTGAGTTATGGGATAGGTTAGAGGCTCAAAACGTTGGGTTTAGTGAATCTGAAATAGCCACTATGTGGGACCTATTATCGGACCCAAGTCAGCAGATGACTGACGATGAACGCTACAATAGAATGATTCAGCTTACTATTGAAGATGCTGGAACCAAAGAAAACCAAATAGCAGGAGAAATTAGAACTCCTGATTATGCTAGAAATGGTAGCGTATGGGCTCCATTAACCCAGGTACCGACTACAACTAGCGACCCTGACAGACCTAGAACCATTGGTGCAGGGTATGATGTTACACGCTACATTCTAACTGTACAGTTTCGGGACAATACCCTGTATAATTATTATGATGTACCTCCACATATTTGGGACCAGTTTAGAGGCTCTCCATCTAAGGGAAAGTACATGCAAAGAGAGTTAGACCAGTGGCCAGAGAAAGGCCCTGTATCAGGACACTCTGAGAAGTACTACGCAGGTAAAGCTAGAAAAGCTAGAGCAGCTCAAACTAAGATGTATAAACCAATAGAAGGACTAAACTAAACATGATTAATATCGGACCACTATACGTAACGGGGTTAAAGTATCCTCATCGTAAGCCGCTACCTATTTTAGAAAAGGGATGGACTCACGAAATTGAAGAGCCTTTTCGTAGAGGCAGTTGCCTAGTTTTCAGACTACCTTTTACTAAACCAGCTCTTGTCATTGGTTGGTGGGTTGAATCTCAAGATGAAGACGAGGCATTAACCGCAGCAATTTGGGGACGTAACTTAGATGTATCTGTAGAGGAGCTACTAGAATGGAATTAAAGTTTTGGAAGAAAGTAGTTATTGAAAAGAACTTTCCCGAGAGAATGTCAAAAAGAGCCTCAAAGCTTGCTACGCCTGACCTTCCATTATGGCTTGAACAGTCCTTATCTGAGACTAACAGGAGCCTGACTGCCTACCAGAAATCTGGGGACCACACACATTTACACGACTTGCTTATGGCCGCCGAGGTTGTTAATTGTTTAGCATCTGAACTATATAACAGAAGTATGCTATAGTTAAATAGCCTCACTTCTTCCCTCTCCTAAGGTGGCTAAGAGGCCCTAATGATTTTCTTCCTTTGGCATTAGGGCCTCTTTTTATTCCGCTATTATATAAGTAAACGTTCTACTAACTACTGGAAGACATATGAGTGAACATCAATTTTACGTCGATACAGACGAGTACGAAGAAGCTGCTGAATCCTTTGACCCCACGCTAGATGTCGAGGAAGACGAGCTAGATGAGCTATCTAAAGAGTTTGTAGAAAAGCTTATTGACAAAATGATGCAGTTTATGACTGCTCTAGTGGGACATGAACTCCACCCATATCAAGTGCCTCTTGCACGACGTATTATGGAGTCAGTAATTATTAATGATGGCGAAGAAGTTACCGCCCTTGCAGCACGTCAGTCTGGTAAATCAGAGACTATCGCTAACACAGTAGCCACACTTATGGTTTTGCTTCCACGTCTTGCAAAAATGTACCCAGACCTACTTGGACAGTATAAAGAGGGTATCTGGATTGGTATGTTTGCTCCTGTTGAAGGTCAGGTAGAAACTCTATTCGGTAGAACTGTAAACCGCCTAACCTCTGAAAATGCCCTTGAGATTCTAGGTGACCCTGAGATTGATGACTCTTTAGGTAAAGTACCTGGTATTACACGCCAGATTAAACTAAAGAACTCTGGCTCTACTCTTATGATGATGACCGCGAACCCTCGCGCTAAAATTGAGTCTAAGTCCTTCCACCTTATCGTTATTGACGAGTGTCAGGGAGCAGATGACTTTATCGTTTCTAAATCTATCTCTCCTATGCTTGCATACTACTCAGGTACTATGGTCAAGACTGGCACCCCAACTAACGTAAAGAACAACTTTTACCGCTCTATCCAGTTAAATAAGCGTCGCCAGAGTGAACGAGGTAAGCGCCAGAACCATTTCCAGTGGGATTGGCGAGACGTAGCTAAAGTAAACGCACGGTACGCTAAGTTCATTCAGCGTGAAAAACTCCGTATTGGTGAAGACTCTGATGAATTCCAGATGTCATATAGCTGCAAGTGGATGCTTGAAAAGGGTATGTTTATTACCTCTACAGTTATGGAAGAGCTTGGCGATAAGAGTATGGAAGTTCAGCGCTCTTATCACCGTAGCCCTGTAGTAGTGGGTATTGACCCTGCTCGTAAGATGGACTCTACGGTTGTTACCGTAGTCTGGGTAGATTGGGACCGACCTGATGAGTTTGGCTATTACGACCATCGTGTTCTTAACTGGCTAGAGATTCAGGGAGATGACTGGGAAGACCAGTATTTCCAGATTGTTAACTTTTTATCTAACTATAATGTGCTTCTTGTAGGAGTAGATGCTAACAGATC